GAGGTTGAGGCTACACGGATGATCACCAATGTTGATATGGCGCTGAGGGGATAGTATGGCCACACTCCACCAGCGATTCCTGCAATCCGTCACAATTAACGGTGCCGAGGTGCCGCGTAGCGCTATTTTCAAGGTGATTTACATCGAGAAAACGTCCCTTCATGCGCCGGTGATCGTTTTGTCCATCCATGACACGGCCGGAAAGGTTGCCGATGACTATAAGGCGAAGTATGGCGCGCAGATGGTTGCTGAAATAGGCGATCCATCGGGTAAGCAGTCGAGCTATAAAGAGAATTTTTTTATCACCTCAGCGCCGGTTGAAGGGGATGTAGTGAGAATTATCGCCACTACTGAAGACATTCACCGGCTAAAAACGCCTTCTGCTAAATCTTGGCTCTACACTGACCGCCAGCCAGGTGACGTGATGAACGCGCACAAAGGTAGTACCAAGGTTATCAGTGACGTGGTGAAGAAACCTTGCACCTATCACCTAAACGTAGGCGATAAGCCCTCTAAGGTCCTTTCTCAGATGGCACGGGATCGGGCTTCATTGGTATGGATCGCTCAAGGTGTCTTTAACTTCCGCTCTTATGACGCGCTAATCAAGGACCCTATAGCCTTTGAGTATGAAGCCTATAACCCCTCAGCGCGTTACACCATTAGCCGTATGAACAACATCAATAAAGACAACTCCGCTTTAGAGCCGGTACGTTTCTATTTCACATCCTGGTCCTCGACTGATGGTTATGTAACTGCCGGTGATCCGAAATTGCCGGTTAAGCACATCTCTGATGCTGACAAAGAAACGCTTACGGCCATGACGCGAACCATGGTCCCGAAGCTTGAAATTGATGTGACCGGCAACGCAGCAATTAAGGCCGGTATGGTTATCGGGATCACCATTCACCGTATGGATAAAGAGAACCAGGTAAGCGAAGCCTTACCGCAGAAAATGGTTGTGCTACGCGTAGCGCATGTAGAGCAGCGTGATACCTACATGACGCGCATGGTATTAGGAGTGCCGAACTGATGAAAAGACGAGCGGTTATTGTCGGGACCATGCACCCAGGCGGCTTAATGCGCGCTCAGGTACGTTTAACGCCTGATTGGGAGGGCGTTGATGATAAGGATCTCCCTTGGGCTGAGTATCTGATGCCTATCGGTAACGGCTTTGTGCCGACAATTAAAGGGGATCCGGTATGGGTTGAGTTTCCGTATCTCGATACAGAAGGCAAGCCCGACACCCGGCGTCCACTGATTGTTGGCGCGGCAGAACAAGCACCTGGAGGCGTTCCAAACGTTGCCCCGGAGGCATCCGGGCAAGGTAAGCCGTACGATCCGGGAAAATCAGATGGCGCACCGGCGCGGCCATCCACCAGCAAGACTAAAGACGCTGTTATTCATCGTAATAACCTACTGGAAGTGAAAACGGCTGGTGGAGGGTACGAGATAGCCAATACAGCTAGTGGCTCACGGATCGGGATGAACGAATCAGGGCAGATTTACATCATTAGCCCAGGTGATACTACGCTTAACTCAGGCGGTAATCTCACTATTAACGCCGGTGGTAAGGTGGCGATTAAAGCCGGTGGTAAGTTTTCAGTCGTGGCTGGTGGCATGTCATTCGATAAAGGTTGATATAACGTTGTAAGGTTTATGTTATATTCGCATAAACCACATATAAACAATAACCTATTAGATAACTACCGCATGTCACCTTTTTTTAAAAACGCGCAAGTGTATAGCTTGCGCCGTAATGATGTTATAGACACCAGTACAATAGAAAATCAACTCGCATCACAAGCCTTTAAACCTTGTGGCGCGCAAGATAGAGAGTCGGTAGGTTGGTCGCCCGTTGTCGGTGAACTATTCGCGCTGACTCAAGGCAATAACCTGCTTATTAAGTGGCAGACTGAAGAAAAGTTACTCCCTTCAACGGTCGTAAAAGAAGAAGTGGCCAAGCGAGCAGTAGCGCGCGAGGAAATGCTAGAACGCCGCCTCAAAAAGACAGAGCGTGACGCACTGAAAGATGAAGTGATTCACGCTTTTATGCCTCGTGCTTTTACCCGTCAAAAATTCGCTTTTCTATGGATTGACCTTGATAACAGCCGCGTAGTGGTTAACACCAGCAGTGCTAAGCAAGCAGAGAACATCCTGGCATTACTACGCAAGTCCATTGGCTCGCTCCCGGTCGTGCCTTTCACGCTTGAATCCCCAATGTCGCTGACCGCTAAAGAGTGGCTGGCAACGCAATCACTCCCTACCCCATTCCATACGGGCGATTCTGTCCGGCTCGCAGGTGTGATCGAGGGCAGCGGCAGTGTTGCTTACACGAAAAGCGAGATATTTAGTGAAGAAGTCTTTACGAACATTGAGAGTGGGAAAATTGTTGCGGCAATTGGCCTTAATTGGAATGAACGGATCAGCTTCAAAATTGATGATGGGTTATCAATTACCGGCATTAAATTTGCCGACATTCTGACCGAACAGAACAACGATATAAGCCGTGAAGAAGTTGCCGTGCGCTTTGATGCAGACTTCCTGTTATTCCGCTCAGAGTTCAATGAAATGTTTACAGCGCTAGTGGCCGCTTTAGGTGGTGAGGCAAAGTATGCGTAATCCTATCACCTATGGCTCTGTATGCTCAGGCATCGAGGCGGCAAGTTGTGCGTGGGATTCTTTAGGTTGGAAGCCTGAATGGTTCGCTGAGATTGAGCCTTTCCCCTCTGCCGTGCTTAATCATCATTTCCCTGATGTACCTAACCTTGGCGATATGACAAAAATCGCCGACAAAATACTTTCTGGCGAGGTCGCCGCTCCTGATGTGCTAGTGGGCGGTACACCTTGTCAGGCTTTCTCTGTAGCTGGTTTACGCAAAGGCTTATCCGATGACAGAGGTATCTTAACCCTTAAATATGTGGAATTAGCTGATGCAATCGACACTCAACGCGCCCGTGAGGGCAAAGAACCAGCATTTATCGTGTGGGAGAACGTCCCCGGCGTCCTCTCAAACTCCGATAACCCATTCGGACATTTCCTTGCCGGAATTTCTGGCGCAGATGACGCTCTCGAACCGGGTGACAGACCTGAACACGGAAAAGCTAACGCGCACTGGCGGTGGGATGCAAAAACCAGTAGCCACATTCCAAAGTGGACAAGCTCAGGTTGTGTTACTGGCCCCAAGCGAAAAGTGGTCTGGAGAATCCTTGATGCCCAATACTTCGGAGTGGCCCAACGACGCCGCCGTATCTTCGTTGTCGCAAGTGCTTCTGAGAAATTCGATCCCTTCAAAGTATTACTTGAGTTCGACAGCTTGCGCCGGGATATTGCGCCGAGCCGAGGCGCGCAAGAAATCGCTGCCGCCGCTATTGGAACAGGCGTTAAAGTCGGTAGTCATTGGGACCACCCCTCAAACGCCCACCCCACAATCAACCAATCGCATAACACTGGCGGCATTGGCTTATCCAATCAAGAACTATTCAGTCAGCGAGGGTGTGGCATTGTTCCTACAGATAATCGCGCTTTTCGCATGGTGGCGTTCGGTGAATACGTTGAGGATGGCACCGCTTCAACTTGTAAAGCTCGTGATTACAAAGATGCTACAGACCTAGCCGTACACGGCACCCAAGACCCTGATATTAGTATTGGCGTAGCTCACACAATAGGACGCAATCAAGGGCAGGAAAATGCCGTGCTGTCCTTTTACTCAAAAGGTGCTGGTAACGATGTTAGCATGGATGTTAGCCCATCTATCAGGGCTGGTAATTCGAGTAATAGCAATCAAAATGCAGGTTCGCCACCAGCAGTGGCCTATGAAATACCCGGCAACTGGATAGGTCGTAAACCTGAGAACGGTGGCAATGCTATAAAACCTATGCACGATGTATCGCCCTGCCTCACCACAACCGATAAACATGGCGTAGCGTATGCCTTTGCTGAAAATTCGCGTTCAGAGCTTAGAATTTGCAACGGCGATGGCAGTATAGCGCCATGCCTATCTACTGGTGGAGGTAAACCAGGGCAAGGGAATCCATGTGTACTGACAATCAAAGGAACGAGATGCGATCAGCAAAGTGGTTTAAATAATCAGCATTGTATTTTAGGAGGGCAGCACCCAAAAGCGGCGGTTGATATAGGTGTTTGCTCCACCTTGACCAGTGCCATGGGGGGGGGTGACGGTCATATTCCACTAACAAATAGTCATACGATGGTGCGTAGATTACTCCCAGTTGAATGTGAGCGACTACAGGGATTCCCTGATAATTGGACCCTTATTCCGTGGAAAGGAAAGTCAGCCGAGGAATGTCCAGACGGACAACGCTATAAGGCCATTGGTAACAGCATGGCAGTACCGGTTATGCACTGGATAGGCAAACGTATTGACCAGCAAATCGGCGCGCAACAATCGCCAGTAATAGTTAGCGAACAGCCGAAAAAAGCCGTGAAAAATACCTACATCGAGAAGGAAAATACGTTCGTTAAGCCATTTCTTAAATGGGTAGGTGGCAAGTTCCTGCAATTACCAGACATTCTACCGCTACTGGAAGGCCTCCAGCGGCTTATCGAACCTTTTGCTGGTGGAGGTTCAATATTCCTCAATGCTAGCCTTAAAACGGCTCTCATTAACGATAATTGCTCAGACCTGATTAATACCTATCAGCAGCTCCAAGAGAATGCTCACGACATTATTGCGAGGGCGTTCCGATTATTCCAAGACTATAACCGACGTAAAATATTTCTTCGTGTACGCCAAAAATTTAATGAGGGGAGATACACACCTGCAGAACGCGCGGCTGTGTTTATCTATCTCAACCGTCACTGCTTTAAAGGACTCATGCGCTACAACCTAAAAGGAGAATTTAACGTTGGATTTGGCGATTACGATAATCCATATTTTCCCTTAGAAGAAATGGAAAACTTTATTGGTTGCAGTGAAGGCCTGACCTTTAGCTGTGAGGATTACTCAAAGGTTATCGAGCAAGCCGGTGCCGGGGATGTTGTGTTTTGCGATCCGCCTTATGAGCCTCTCCCGGATAAAGACGGTTTCACGCAGTACAGCAACGGTACA